CAGGACTATACTTGTTTCCCCAATATACACAAACTATATTAACCAGTTCCATATCGCTCTCACTGCTATAATTAAATACATAAATTCCATTAACGCTCTAGGTATATCTTTATCTTTCCAACCCATGTAAATCCAAATACTACAACTTGATATTGCAATTGACCAACCTAACCATTGTGTATCAGGATTAGCATTGCTAAGTACCCATGCACCAACCATGGCTAATACAAAACCTAACCATCGCCAACCATCAATCTTTTTGTAGTATCTTATTTTCATGTAAACGTTTTAAAAACTCCTCTGCTAATTTTTCATGACCTTGTTTGTTAGGGTGTCTATCTATATCAGATAATCTTTCTTCTTGTGATAAACAATCACTTAATGTCCATGATGTTTTTCCATAATAATTATCTGTTTTTATATCTCCTGGCCAACCTAAAAACTTTTTGTTAATTAACTGTCTATAACCTGTATCATCTAGGTGCTTAACTAAATTGGATTTTATTTCTCTCCAAAATTTTCTATTTTTATATTCTTCTTCTTTTTTAGAATCATTCCACGTTTCTATTATTTCGTGTACCCATGCTCTCCACATAGATATCATTTGAAATTGTACATATGGCAGATCAAGTTGTTTACATAAATTTTGATATGCATATTGATATCTAACTGATTTTAAAAACCAATAGTAAATATCACCTTTATTATCTGTTAACATATTTGTCCACCTATCTTTCTTACTTTTATCGCTCAATGTATTTCTCATTGACCAATCACGTCTATGAGCTTGTGACCAGGCTGCTACGACTAAACCTATATCAGATTTTTTTTGTGGCATAGGAAATTTAAAATTTTTATCTATTATATGTCTTTTTGAAGTAAATGACAACTCTTTATCTATAGGTGTTGTTAAATAATCTGATATAACACTGTAAATTTTTTCATTACCGGATCCACTTGTTGATAGATTGACACATTGCATATTTAATTCTTCAGCAACTAATTCTGGCCATTTAGGCCAATCACAATTCATTTCTGGATGAAGAACAGACTCAAAAATTGGATCTGAAAAACTACAACCACTAACTATTAATAACTTTTTCATATTACAAATACTTTCTTTGATTGTTTACTTATAACATTAAATGCTGTACCATCTTCTATCTCTTTCAATGTAAATTGATTATTTGCTAATAGTTTTAACCATTCGTTTACGTTTTGTACAGTAGGTTTCAAAGGGTCATTTATAAACTCCATATATCTTGTTGATACTGGCCATGCAACGTTTCTTGTATCACATATTACAGGTATACCCTCTAGTACTGCGTCAACAGCTGCTAAACTCATATTAGTAACCAAACAGTGAGCTCCATCTAGATCGTCTTGTATTGGTTTTCCCCACCACTCATTATGTGGTCTAGGTTTATTTCTAATTATTATATCTCTATTGGTATATTTTTTTATTTGAGCAACAATATTATCTGTCCAATCTCCTTGTGTCATACCATTATGTTTGTAAGTTACTGTTTCAGAGGAAGGACAAACTAATATATGATCTCCTTCTCCTTGATTCCAATTATCAAAAATACTTTTAATTCCTTTTTTATTCAGTTCTTTTATTCTATCGCCACCACCTTTTTTAGAACCTGTTAGTGTATGTATTCCACCTTTTACAATTCTAAAATAAGTTTTATCGTAATCATTTATTTTAGGCGAAGGATATCTTGTAATTTGTTCAGTTAAATAACCAACATCTACATAATACCATTCTTGTTTGTTCTTTTCTAATTCTGTTATCTTTGCTACGTTATCTTCACCTAATCCCCAAAAAAAATGAGTATCTAAACTAGGCTTTGGCCAACCTTTTTCAAAACTAGGCCAAATTTCATGTGACAGACAATCAACTTTTTGCATTCTATGTGTAAAAATCATAAGTTTACCTCTGTTGTTTCTTTATACAACTTATGCCATTCGTCTGCATAATCTTGATCTTTAAACTCTTTGTACCAAGGACCACCAAGTGTCCAATGTACATTTTTGGCATACTTATCATAGTCATATTCACCTACCAACCAGTTCCACTCAAACGGAAGTTCACCTACCATGTGTTCTCTCTCTAACCACTTAAATTGATGTAGTTCTAAACCACTTGCTGTATTTACGTATTCAGGTGTTAATTTTGTGCATTGTGAGTTGTGAAATAACATTACACTAGACCAGTTCTTTTTAGGAAATGCTTGATTTTTTGCACCTCTAAATTTTATATCTTGTTTTGGTGTATAATTATGTTGGCAACACATAACAGAATATTTGTATGTAGCATAGCCATATAACTCTGCAATGTCTGATCTTACCATCATGTCGCAATCCATAAAGATTGACCAACCCTTATAGTTTGATAGATAAGGTACTAAAAATCTGCTAAATGCAAAGTCTGTTGATTGATTGGATTGTTTTTCTCTCGTAAATTCTGGTAAATTATTTAAACTCAATGGTGTTATACTTACAGGTACACTAGAAAACTTTCTAATACTTTCAGCAAGCACGTGATATGCCGCTTTTTCACCTTCATCAAATCCTACAAAGACTTTTATCATAAAGTACTTTCTTTACTTTTACCTTTTATTTTTCTATTTCCTTTTGTATGGTCATATATTTTACCAAGTATTGATCTTGATTGTACATGGCCAACTCTTTTATCTCCTATGTCATAGTTTTTAACACCATATCTTTTTTCTAATCTATTTCTAACTACATCAAATATCCATGAGTCATGAAGTTGATCTTCCTTAAATAGTAAATTGTCGTCATACATCTTTCTCATATCTGTGGCAAATTGTTTTATAAAATAGTGTTTCATGTTGAAATATAAAAAACCACACTCACTGTAGGTTGGTCTTCCTAGATAAGTTATCATACAATCTTCTCTATGTAAATGTTTCTTTACCCATTTTTCATCAATTTTTTTATAAAATACACTGTCTGCGTCTATGAAAATGAGACCATCACAATCTTTTGTTGTTAAGATTGCTTGTGTATATGCATATACTTTATAACTAAAACGTACTGCGTCTTGGCGAAAGTCTAATGGTAAACTTACCTTGTTTTTTTCTACGAATTTTTTAAGAGTTGGTATTTGTTCATACATACCATGGTCTTCGTTGTATGTTTCTAATTCAAATGGCCAATTATAAGTAGATTGAAATCTATGAGCATATTCTTTAAATAGTTTATTATTCCAGGTACTAACTACTTTTATTTTCATGTTGTTACAACTGCAATATTCATTTTTTAAATACCGTATCTTTTATATGTTTGCCCACCTCTTTATAACCAATATCTTCCAATAATTTTACACAATGTTTTTTAATTAATATTTCTTCGTCTGTTCTTATTGGCAATTCTAATGATAATGTAGGACTAAACTTATTTAAAAATTCTAATGCACCCATTAAAAATTGATATTCATGGCCTTGTATATCTACCTTTATCAAATCTACAGTATCAAAATCATTAATATAATTATTCAACATTTTAATATCTATATGTTCAACTTTGTTACTCGCACTTTCAAAACCTTCAACTAAAGACCCGCCACCTGAGTTTTCTATACCTCTATACAAAGGTACATTCTCACCTTGTTTATCAGATAAACCTACTTGTTCTAAATGCCAGTTATCATAAGCTGCCATATTTCTTCTATAACAATCTGATATATCATAAACAGGTTCAAATGCCCAAACCTTTTTAAATTTTCTACAAAAATCTTTTGACCAGAAACCTACATTAGCCCCTACATCAATTGCAACATCAAACTTATCTACAAATTCTAAAACATAATCTCTATGTGATTGTTGATATGTAAATTCACCATTGACTTCTTTTAACATAGACTCAAAATGTGTGTCATAGTCTGGTAAATACCAACTTTTAACTACTTTTATTTTCATGTCCTACCTTTTGTATATAATAACTATCAACAATATCAGATAAAGGATTACCACATTTTTCAGTATCTAATATTTGTTTCAAATCAATTTTAGTTTCTTTTAGAAAGGCCTCGTACATCATGTCTTTGTCTGCGTTTCCTTTTCCTGTTGCGCCTTTTTTAACAACACTCGGTACAACTGTATTGTAATTAAGACCGTTAGAAAGTATCCTGTATTTGAGGATGCCACAATTCTCAGCAATTTGAAAAAGACCCTGGCCTTTAGAACCATACGAATAGCCTTCAATGTAAATTTCTTTAGGAGTATTAATGGTAGACAGTATATTAAATACAAAATCTGAAATATAAGTAAATCTTTCAATAGGGTCTGTCCATTCTTTATGTTCATAACCAATTATATTATCACTTTGTTTTCCTATCCACTTTTTTTTAGTAGTTAGGTAATAAAAATTTAGTTGGCCATCATTTATACAGATAGCCGGACTTGTTAAACTATAATCAATTCCAACTTTCGTGTTCGGCTTCGTCTGGTACTTCACTGTCATGTTCTTCTTCTACCTCATATCCACAAAAGGGACATGTTAAAGGAGGCAAATCATATTTGTCCTCGTCCCATTCTATAGTATATTTAGTCTGACAATTGGAACAGTGTTTTGAGACTTTATCCATTACAGTTTAAATTTTTTAAATTGATTTTTAGTAACGTCTTGTTTTATACCACCAACTACGTAAGATTCAATTTCTGTTTCTTGTGGTGCATTTTGAGCTGATCTACTATTTAACCAGTGTTCTACCCATGGTAGTGGATTAGTTTTTTGATCATAAGCAGGTGTTAGACCTATCGTTTTCATACGTCTATTCGCCATATATTCTACAAATTGGTGTAATAATTTTTCTGATAGACCAATCATAGAACCTTTGCTGAACAAATAAGTTGCCCAACGTTTCTCATCGTTTACAGCTTGGTCATACATTTTGTAAACTTCTTTTTCGCTTTCTTTAATAATTTTCGTAAAGTCTTTATCATTTTCATAGTCTCTCCAATTGTTAATTATTCTTTGTGACATTGCTAAGTGTTGGCTTTCGTCTCTTGCGATAAAAGATATAATCTTAGCAGAGCCTTCTAGTTTTTTTAATTCACCAAATGCAAATGAACAAGCAAATGATACATAAAATCTTAAACCCTCTAGTATATTAACTGATACCATTGCAAGGTACATTTTCTTTTTAAGTTCATATAGATCAACCTTATCTGGTGATAGTGTCCATTCATATCCTTTTTTAATTAGATCATCATAAGTTTTAGTTACAGAGGCTGCTCGTTCCTCAATTTTTTGATCTTCTAAAATCATGTCAAAAACGTCTGCCGGATTTGAATATAAATTCTTGATTATGTATGTATAACTTCTACTATGAATTGTTTCCATAAAGTCCCATACTATTATGGCACCCTCTAATTCTGGAAGTGATACAAAAGGTAAAAATGCTAAACATGGACCTCTTCCTTGTACACTGTCTAACATAGTTTGGTATTTTAGATTACTAGTGAAGATAAACTTTTGGCCTTCGGATAAATCCAAATAGTCGTTTCTATCTTTCTGTAAAGATATTTCTTCAGGTCTCCAAAAATAACCAAGTTGTTGTTGAGTTAGCTTA